GCTCGATCAGGAGCGGGCGGTTGAAGGCGAGCTCCGCGATGCGGAAAAGGTGCTGCGTCATGTCTGCTGCACCTCGTCGCCGTTCTGATCCTGGGCCGGCGCCGCGCCGGCGGGCGCCGGATCGCGGTCGACATGCGGAATCGGCAGGCCCTTGCTTTCGGCAAAGGCGTTCTCGCGGGCGCGCTGCAACATGATTTCCTGCCAGTCGAGACCCTGCTCGGACGCCTCGCGCTCGAGGGTCGACAGGCCCTTCTCGATCCGCAGGGCCGAGGCCTGGGCTTCCTTGAAGGGGTCGACCCAGCCGCGGCCGGGGCCGATCCAGCGGGCGTTGCACCAGGCGGCGCGGGCCTCGTTGAAGGCGGGGGCTCCCGCCGGAAGCACGAGCCGCCCGCTGTCGACCGCCTCCTCGATGACCGCCGCGAACCAGGGCGCGAGGAAGCCATGGCCGAAGAACCACTGCCTCGCATAGAAGCCGCGCCAGACCTCGAGCAGCGCGGCGCGCGCCGAGGAATAGTTGACCTGGCTCCAGTCCATCGAGAGCTGCTCGTAGGTCGTGCCGAGCGCGGTCGCGATGTTGCGGAGACAGGCGCGCTCGAACATCTCGAACTGCGCGGCGGGGCGCGCGGCGTTCGGGAAGGTGATGTCCTCGTTGGTGTAGAGGCTCGTCACCCGGACGCCGGGGAGGTCGATCGCGTTGTCGCGCCAGTAGTCGACCCGGGCTGCGTTGTAGGCGTCCATGCCGGCCGCGAGATCCTCGCCGTTCCCGGTCCCCAGCGAGTCGAGCAGCGCCTTGTGGTCGAAGTCCGATTTCAGGAACGCGGCCAGGGTCGCGTTAAGCACGGCGGCCTGCAGCTCGGCTTCATCATAGCGGCCGAGCATCCGCAGCTTCTTGACGACCGTCTTCAGCCGCGAGATCCCGCGGACCTCGCCGGCGCGCTCCGGCTCGAAATGATGCAGGACGACAGCGCGCCCCCAGCTGGTCTCGCGCTCGACCCGCTCGTGACGGATGAAGGCGTTGAGCGAGGACAGATCGCCGGGATGCCCGGTCTGGATGTGGTAGGCGACCGGCTCCCCCCAGCCGCCAAGCTCGACGCCCTGATAGAGGACCTCGCTGTCGGGGGCGCCCGTCGGGTTGCTGAGGCGGGCCGGATCGACGATCTGCAGGGCCGTGCGCCAGGGCGCGCGGGAGCGACGCCAGCGCAGGATCCCCAGCGCCTCGCCGTCCCACATGAAATGCCGATAGGCCTGGGCCAGCAGCCCGCCGACCGGCAGGCGCCTGGTGGCGTCGCACCAGTTTGCGGGATCGTTGGCATAGTCGGCCCAGACCGCCTCGATGTCGCTCGCGACCTGCTCGCCCTGTTCGGGCGTGAGGCCGAGCAGGCGAATGTTCGGCGTCGACGAGCACCGCCAACCGGAGCCGATGACGGAATCGACGACGCGACTGACGCCGCCCGAGGCCCAGCCGTCGTTGCGGGCGAGATCATGGGCCCTGTCGGAGACGACGGCGCGGTCCATCGCCACGGCGCTGCGGCCGGAGATCCGGGGCGGCCGATGTGCCCGCAGATCCGGATGCAGACGCGATGCCGCGGTGTGTGCGGTGTCCCAGCTCGCGGCGCGGATCGGCATGCCTGTCGAGGGATGGACCAGCGCGGGTGCCGGCCCCATCAGAACACCACCCCGCGCGAGCGCTGACGCTGGATCGACGGGGTCAGCCCCAGCAGCCGCTCGAGCTCGGCGATGTAGCGTTCGAGCTCGCCGAGCTTTGCCGGCGTCCACTGGATCTCCTGGATGGAGTCGGCGCTGCGCGACATCGTCTTCACGACACCACCGCGGGTCAGCAGGGTGTGGCGGGTCGCCCGCGCCTCGGTCAGCTGCGCCGTGTAGAGCGCGGTTTCCTCGGGGGTCATCAGAACCCCCGCAGCACCGAGCCGAGCGCCCGGTTCAGATCGTTGGGCAGCTCGCGGGCGACGGTCGCCTCGTAAGCCGCCTTGCTGGCGTCCTTCACCATCTCGACCGGGATGGCGGGACCATAGGTCGTGGCGATCTTCAGCCGGGCGGCGCCCAGACGCTTGAAGACATGGCCGCCCATCTGCAGCGCGACGCGGTGCGGGAACTTGCCGCCCTTCATGAAGGTGCCGTCGAAGACCTGGCGCTTGCCCCAGGGCGCCGCGGAGACGCCCTTGCTGGTCTCGCGCGCGCCGAACTTGAGCAGCGGGATGTACGGCCCCCGCGCCCGCACCGCGGCGACGAGCTTGCCTGCGCTCGCCATCTCGCGGGTCAGCGCTTTCCGGACGTCGCCGGACTTCAAGCCGGTCTGCTTCGGCAGCACCCGGGTGATCTGCGTGTTGACCTTGGCGTTTGTCGCGTTGAGCGCGCGCGCGACAGCGACCGGGGCGATGCGCGCAGCCTGGGCGAACAGATCGGCCATGCCGTTCAGGCCGGCCGCATTGACGTCGATGACGAGCCCTGTGCCGCCGGCGATCGCACTCTTGCCGGTCGCGCCGGCCGAGCGCAGCCCCGCATACTCTACAGTTTTCCCGCCGGGGCGGGCCATGAACACGGCCATACGGCGTCAGACCCGCCCGACCATGCCGACGAGGCGCGCGGCTGCGGCCTGGCGCGCCATGGCGATGTCGACGCGCGCGGCGCGGGCCGCGTCCGTCGCCTTGGCCGCAGCGGTGGCGAGATCTCCGCGCAGTAGCGCCTTGCCGCCGGCGACGACGTCGCGGCGGATCTTGATGCAGTTGCACATGATCATTTCCTCCGCAGCAGCTCGGCGAGCTCGCGCGCCTTGGTGACGGTGGACTTCGGTTGCGGGACGCCTGACGCCCCGGATGTCGCGACGGTCAGATCGGCGGCACGACGGGCCCAGTCAGGCCGGAAGAAGTGCCGCGCGGCGGCGGCATAGACGAAGCAGTCGAGGACCTCGGCCCGGCGGTTCGGGATCCGCACGAACTCCCGTTCGGGGCGGCCGCGGCGATAGACGATCTGCGGTGGTTCCGCGAGGAGCTGCTTGAACCATTCGAGGTCCTGCAACGCCGAGAAGCGCATCCAGCCCGGACCGGGTTCGAGCAGCTCGAGACGCGACCAGAGATCCGCCTTGAACTGGTCGACGGACACCAGCCAGAGCCGCCCGCGCATTTTCAGTTTGGTGGCCCGCTTCACCGGTTCCGACTGCGGGTTCGATGCGCCCTTCACGGCATAGGTGCGGCAGGAGCCATGCCGGCCCATGCTGAATTCCATCAGCCGCTCACTGCGCTGGCGTCCCGAGGAGTCGCCGGCGTCGATACAGGCGGCCTCGATGCCGATCGTGGCACCGAAGGGGTGCTGCCAACGCTGCTGCAGCAGGACGTCGAGCTCGGCCCACACCTCCGGAAAGGCCGTGTCGCCGGTCAGTATCTCGTGGCCGAGCGCCTGGACCCCGCCTTCGCACCAGCCCCACAGCCCGACCTCGAGGCGGTCGTGCTGCACGTCGACGCCGGCGGTGATGTAAAGCGTTTCCGGCGGGACGATCGCTTCCCAGCGGCCGTTCTCCCGGTCGTATGCCAGCCCGAACGGTTCAGCCCGGGCGAGCAGCGTGTCCTCGTCCACCATCGCCTGGCTGAGACGATAGGGCCGGCCCAGCACGGTGTTGGTGAACACCTGCATTTCGCTGGGGCCGGCCTTGCGGGCCTGCTCGAACTCCGCCGCCAGCTTGCCCCAGGCCGCATTGGCGAAGAGCGAAATCAGCGCCGAGAGCCGGAAGCCCGCATGATCGAGGACCTGCGGTCGGGTCGCCCGCACCCGCATCTCGTTGATCATGTCCGCCTTGCGAACATGCTCGATCGCCTGGTCACAGGCAGGGCAGACGAGATGCGCCTTTGCAGGCTCACCAGCGGGCCACCGCAGTTGCTCCCATTGCAGCTCGAAGAAGCCGCCGCAGCGGGGACACGGACATTCGAAGACGCTCTGGTTTGAGGTCTTCCAGGACTTTTCGACGTTGGAGACGTTCTCCAGCGTCGGCGTCGAGCCCATCACGATCTTGCGGTCGGCATGGGCGAAGGTGCGCTTGATCGCCAGGGCGATCGGATCGCCCTCGACGGTCACCTCCATGCCGTCCGCTTCGTCGATGAACAGCGTCTTCGCGTCGTGCCGGCGCAGATTGCGCGGCGACCGAGCGGCGAGAATCTTGAGCGAGCCTCCGCCGAGAAACGAATTATGCGTCGGCACCATCGTGGGGCCGGCCAGATAGAGCCGACTGGGGCTCGACACCGCTATGCACCTAACCGGGACCGACGCTATCGGCTCAACCGAGACGATTCTGCGTCTGAGCCCAGCAATTCGGCCTGCAGGCGCTTCGGCGATCTGCTTTTCGCGCTTGCGTGCCAGAGCAAAAACCGGGCGGTCGCTCGTCGTCGCGAACACGAAGGTGAACGCGTCTCTGACCTGCTTCCCGCGCGAGTGAGCCGCCCGGGTGGAAACCGTGAACTTGAAGCCCAGTGACGCCAGAAGCTCGCCAAACCCTGCCGCGAGGGCCGGAAGCGACGTGTAGAAGCGGGCGCTTCCCTTCTGGCCCAGCGACCCATCGGTATCCATCAACCCGCGCAGCAGATCCATCCGCTGCTCGTACGAGGCCCGCAGGTAGACTGCCGGGATGGCCTTTCTGCTTTCTCCACCGGCTCGGCCGGCGTCTTTCAGCAGACCCAGTGCGGAGAGCCCCGACCGGATCGTCGGAACGACAGCGTCGGAGTAGCCTGAAGACCGGTCACGCTGGCGCCGGCATTCGCTACACCCGCTTCCGCGTCTGAAGGGACCAACACGAGCATGCCCGCGCGAGCAGACAGCACGACTTCTCGGCCCAGGCTCCAGCGCGATCGTGAGAAGCCCCCGAGCACTGAGCAAAACCGATGTCAAGGCACCGCGAGCGGACATCAGATCGACCATCTCCGCATCGCGGCTGTTGGCGACGATCGCGGCCCGATGGGACAATCCGTCGCCGAGCCAGGCGCCGAGAATGTAGGGGTCTACCGGTAGCGTAACAGGCTGACACCGAAGGGGTTCAGCGACCGGGATCGAATAGGCTTTGCGTCCGCTGGCAACCTGTCGATCAACTAGATCGGCGGTCGTCAGAATCTCTGTGACCCGGCTCTGGACTGGTATGCCGCCAGACCTTTTGATGCGCCAGCGATCGACCTGCCAGAGATGACCTGCATCGGCAACGATCTCTGAACCGTCGGAGAAGACGACCCGGAAACATTGCTGCTCGTTACCAATCTCGCTGACGGCTTCAACGGTACATGGTGTACCGGTCTCGTCGAAGACGCTGTCTCCGACCCTGAGGTCTCCCATCGCCGTCCAGCCCGAGGGTGTCGGGATAGGCGTCGAAATGCTCAGCGCCTTCATCACCATGGTGTTGCGGCCGTCGTTCCGGCCGGTGCGCAGGAGCCCCGCCAGCGCCGGCGATTCCTGAAACGCCGGTTCGATCTCGTCGACTGCGAAGCCGCGGGCGTCGTCGTCCGTCGGCACCAGCAGGATGATCGAGGACGGCCGAGTGGCAGCCGAAGCGCCGATCGCTGCCATCAGGCATTTCGTGAAGCCGACGCGGGCCGCCTTCAGAACCGTGACGCGCTCGATCGCCGGGTCGCCGATCGCGTCCAGGATGAAGCGCTGATAGGGCCAGGGGGTGAACCGCCCCGGTTCGGAGGAAGCTCGCTCGGCGAGGCGGAAGTTCTCCGCTGACCAGTCCGCCAGGCTGAGGCGCGGCGGCGGCGCGAAGAGACGCAGCACGCGTTGAACCAGCAGGTCCTGGGCCGTCACGTGCTTCACTCACTTCCTCCGCTTCGGCGCTTTCTTGGCGGTCTCGACGGCCTCGGCGAATTTCTCGGCGGAAGCCTCAGCCAGCGCGTCCCGCACGATCGAGTCGATCTGAGCGATGTCATGCCGCGACAGATGCGGCAGCCGGCCTGCCGCCTTGGTGCTGACAGCGAGCAGCGATAGCTGCACCGAGCGCACGATGCGCTCGAGCGCGGGTGCGACCTGATCGATGTCGATCGCCTCGCCGCGCTTCAGCGCGAGACGCATCTCGATTTCCTCGGCCTGGCGCCGCGTCAGTCTCGCTCGCTCCGCGACAAGGTCATCGTCGCCGGACTTGTGCCCGGCGGCCATGCCGCGCAGATGCTTGACGTAGGACTGGACCGATTTGCCGAGGTCGTACCGCCCGGGCCCGACCTTTACGACCAGGTTGCGCTTCGCCAGATCCCGGATGTTGCGATCCGAGCAGTCGAAGAGCTTCGCCAGCGTCAGCTCGTCGACACCGCCGGCGGGTTTCGGCCGCGATGCCATCGCATCACTGCGCCCCCGAAATGGCGGCGGAACCCCCTATGGCGAAACAACTTGCGTGAAACTGCGGGGGGCGGCGCGCTCCGTAGGTCGGGGGGCACCGGAAGGACCCGCGACTGTTGCCGTTCGAACACACATGTTGCTGATATGCAACGTCCACGCTGCCCGCTGCCTGGCCGCCCCCGAGACGCAACGAGCCCCGCCGGGGCTGAACCTGCGGGGCTCGTCGAGCTGTAGCGCCGGACCGGTCAGAGGCACAGAACGTCACGCTGCATTTCTCATCGCTCATGACGCCGCCAGCAGGCAAGCCGGCGCGCGCTGTTATCGACACAATGGGCGCTTTCGACAGACTGGGCGACCAGCACCCAACCGGACCAGCCCGCCGCATGCCCGCATGTGCCCGATACTCTTCGTGCACGCCCATCACGCCTCTCCCCCGTCGCCACGCGAATCGCCGCCGACATCGGTCGTGATGGTCGTCGAGCGACCCTTGCGCTTCTTCCGTGCCCGGCGCGTGAGATCCCTGTCGGGCACGATGGTGCGGCCGCACTTGGCGCAGGTCTCGTCAGGTGTCTCGTCCTCCGGCTCGGGCTCGTCGTCCTCCTCGCCCTTCAGCATGGCCTCGAGCTCGCCCTCCTCGAACCCGGTCAGGGACAGGTCGAAGCCGCTTTCCTCGAGCGCGGCGATCTCGGCGCGCAGCAGCTCGTCGTCCCAGCCCGCATCCTCCGCCAGCCGGTTGTCGGCGATGACGTAGGCGCGGATCATCTCCGGCGTCCAACCTGTCGCTACGTCGACGGGCACCTCGTCCAGGCCGATCATCTCGGCCGCGAGGATACGGCCATGCCCGGCGATCAGCCCGTCGTTCTCGTCGATGAGGACGGGCCGTGTGAAGCCGAACCGCCGCATCGAGGCCGCGATCTTCTCGATCTGCTCGGCCGTATGGGTGCGGGCGTTGTTCGCATAGGGCGTGAGGTCCGCCACCTTGCGGACGCCGCGCACCGGCGTGGGGGGAAGCTCAGCCTTTGGCCGCCTAACCATTGCCCTTCTCCCCTTCGACGACACGGATGATCTCGACCGAGGCGACGTCGTGCCCCCAGGCCGCCTTGGCGTTGCGCGCCTTGCGCCGCTTGACGTCGTAGTAGCCGCCAGACCAGGCGAGCTCGACCATCCCCTCGACGGCGAAGCGGATATCGTCCTTCGTCGCCAGGCCTTCATCGCGGCAGCAGGCCAGAAGCGCGGCCCATCGCCGCTCGCCGAGTGCGCCGCCGCCCATGGCCTTCTTCGCGCGGTCGATGTCGCGCTTGATGGCATCGGCCTGCTCGATCATCCGGCTGGCCTCGGCGTCGACCATCTCGTCGGACTTGCCCTGCTTGCGCAGTGCCTGCAGCTCGAGGGCGTTCAGCTTCATGCCGCCGCTGCCGCGCTCGGCCGACGACGAAGGCGGGGAACGGCGAAGGTCGAGCACGACGTCGTCGAGCGCCTTGAGGCGATCGGCGAGCCAGCTCGCCGCATCGTATTCCTGCGGGCCGATCCGCACCGGCAGGTGCAGCACGAACATCAGCCCCAGCGTCGAGCCCAGCCGCGGATCCAGCACGCCCTTCGCGCCGAGCTGGCGGAAGCGCTGCGCTTGCGCCTGGCGCGTCGCGCTGGTCTCCTCGCTGCCCTTGGCGGTGTCGAGGATGCGCCCCGCCTTGTCCCGCTTCAGCCTGAGCGGATCCTTCCGCTTGCGCCCCGTCCGCTTTGCCGTCTCCGCCGCCATGTCTTCGCCCTGGATTGCTCAGCCCCGAGAATCCCGTGTCGTGGTCAGGCCGCCTGCGGCCCGTCGCGTGGCCGGCTGCGCTGCTCGAGATCGCGCTGATACGACCAGTCTGGAGCGGGGAACGAAGTCGGCCGCCACCATCCCGAGCGGCCCTCGTGGCGGGCGGCGCTCGGCATTCCCGGCCGGCCCGCCGCCCGATAGGCGCGGTCCCAGGCCGCGAATTCGGCCGTGCCGACGGCGACGAAGACCTGCTTCGGCGGCAGCCTCGCCGCGCTGTCGGACGGGAAATCGCGGTAAAGCCCGTCGGCGAGATAGGTTTTCAGGTGCGATCGCTTGCGGCCGCCGCGTTGCCGGCTGAGCACATAGGCGCCCGCTGCGGCCAGCGCCCAGCGCCGGGAGGCCTCGTCCAGCCTCTCGAACACGGCCTCCGCCTGGATGCGGCTCTCGCCGTCCTCCCATGGCCAGCCATCGGCGAGGTCGTCGAAGCGCACGGGCGGTCGATCGGGCTCGGCGATGACGATGCTGCAACCGAGAACCGAAGGCGAAGCACACACACCCTCTTCGGGCCGCTGCTGCGGGGGTAAGGGGGTGTGTGTTTGTTCTTGGTATGATTCAGTTCTTATATAGTCGTCCTGATTTGCCGTACGCGGCAAATCAGGACGTGGCTCGGCACAGAGCGGGAACGAACCCCCTTCGGAGCCCTGAGCCACGTCCTGATTTTCAGGACATGGCTTTTCCTCGGAAACACCAGAACTAGGCGGCGCGGCCTCGTCCAGCACCACATATTCGATGCCGATGAAGGCTTTCGTGGTTTCGTCGCGCTTGCGCTCGCGTGTCACCCATCCGGCGTCGACCAGCTCGCGCACCAGCTTGTGCATGCTGTCGCGGCCGACCTTGAAACGGGCCTTCAGGTGCTCGACCGAGAGCGACCAGTCGTCCGGCCGCGACCGCAGCCAGGCGAGCAGCCCCATCGCCTCGAGCGACAGACGCTCGTCGTTGAAGACCTCGTTCTCGACGATGGTGAAGTTGCGGGTGCGCCGCCGGCGGATGATCACGGCGCCACCCCGCCGCAGTCGCAATGCCACATGAGCACCGACCACGCGCCATGCGTCGGGCCGAGATCGCCGGCGACCATCCAGCCGCGTCGATGATGGGCCTCGACCTCCTGATGGCGGACGAAGCGGAACAGGCCGGTCCGGATCACGTCTGGCGATCCTCCGCATCGAGCGATACGCCCAGGAACTTCGCCGCCCGCTGGGCCGCCCAGAGCATTTGGCCGCAGGGCGGCTTGACGTTGTGGCTGCAGGCACAGCCATGATCGTTGACGGCCGCGCAGATCTGGAAGGCGAGGTCTTCCTTGCGCGTCAGGGACCGATAGGCCGGCCGGGCCTTCTTGACGGGCCGCCTCATGCCACGCCCCCGTCCTGGCGCTTCGCCAGATAGCTTTCCGCCAGCAGCTTGATGCGCGACTCGTTGGAATAGATCTCGGCCACGCCCTTGAGCGGGTCGACGATGCCGCTGGCCTGGGATTTCTTCAGGCCGTTGACCGCCATGACGATCGGGTCCGAGCCGCTGTCGCTGACGAAGAACAGCGCCTCGATCTCGGACGCCGTCTGGCCCGGCCGGTCGACGCGGCCGATGATCTGCTCGTAGATCTGGCCGGTCCAGTCGAGTTCGCCGATGCAGACGGTCGAGCAGCGCTGCTGCAGCCCGTCCAGCCCAGAGCCGGAGCGCAGCGACAGGATGAACAGATCCGTCTCGCCGGAGATGAAGGCCGCCTTTGCCTTGTCCTTCTGCGCCGGGCTCTCGGTGCCGGTGTACATGACCGGCCGGAAGTCGGCGAGCTCGCGCAGCCAGGTCTCGTAGACTTCGCGATGCCAGCCGGCGAGGATGACGGGGCGGCCGGCCTCGAGCAGGATGCGGACATAGGCCGCGACGCTGCGCGCCTTTGCGATGCCGGTGATCATGCGGGCGAAGGCGTCTAGCTCGCGCGCCGCCTGGCCGCGCGAGGTGAAGCTGCCGCTGACGACGCGGACCGCGAGCTGGCGGGCGAGATCCTCGTTCTCGCGCTCGACCGCTTCGTCGCTGTCGACGGGGATGACCAGCGTGTTGACCGGTCGGCCCTGGCGCTGGCGACGGATCACCACCTGGATCTCGCGCAGATAGGTGCCGAGCGCGTCGGGGTCGCGCACCAGCCATTTTCCGTTCGCTCCGGTGCACCACTCGCGCACGAAATCGTCCCAGGAGCCGAGCATGCCCGGCGCGATGAACTCCAGGATGCTGAAGATCTCGGAGCCGTAGTTGAACACCGGCGTCGCCGAGAGGCCGAGCTTCATCTCGGCGCGATCGGAGAACACCTTCGCGGCGGCGCCCTTGGCGGTCGAGAAACCGTGGCGCAGCTCCTGGATCTCGTCATAGACGACGGTGCGGAACAGCCCGGTTGCGGCGATGTCGGCCCAGCCCGAGATGTTCGAGTAGCGGAAGATGTAGAGATCCGCAGGCGGCAGGTCGTAGGGCTTCGTCCCCTTGATGATGTGCGCCCGCAGATGGGTGAAGGGCTTCACGAACTCCTCGAGCCATTGCGAGGGCAGATGCGCCTGGACGACGATCGCCGCCGGCAGCCGCGTCGGCGCGGCCGAAAGCGCGCCCAACGCGACCAGCGTCTTGCCGAGCCCGACATCGTCCATGCAGAGCAGCCGGCCGGTGCGCAGCAGCATCTCGACGGCCTGCGCCTGGCCGAGATAGAGCGCCTTGCCTTCGCGCAGGCCATGCCCGGGCGGCGGCGTCCAGTGCGGCAGCAGGATCGCCTCGACGGAATCGCGGGCGCGTTCGAAGTCGCTCTTGCCGAGCAGCAGGCGGTCGGCGTCGTCCTCCGACATCGCCATCGGGTAGCGATGGACGAACCAGGCGAGATCGGCGCAGGTCTCGGGCGTGTCGCGGAAAGCGAAGACCTCGACCTGGGCCTTCGGGATCTTCGGGAACATCGCCTTGAGCTTCAGGGCGACATGGGGCGGGATCCCGGACAGGATCCAGTGGCCGCGTTCGCAGGCGAGGCGGCCATAGCGGTGCGGCTGCGCGCGCGGCGCCGGCGGCTGGAAGGCGACGACGCTCACAGCCACCCCCGCGACAGGCTGGCGATATGGACAGGCTTTCCGCCGATCCATGCGGGCAGGCCCATGGCGGCATTGGTCGCGAGCACCAGCGTCACGACCCGGTCATGGCCGCAATAGCGCTCGCACTGGCGATAGATCGCCCTGCGCTGGCCCTTGATCTTCACCTCAAGGCCGATCCCGCCGATCATGAAGTCGATCATGTCACCGCCCCCGAGATCGACCTCGCGCGCGGCGACGATGCCGGCCAGTTCGAATTCGCGGGCGAGCGCAGCCTGCAGCGGCTTCTCGGCCGAGAGCGGCAGCCGGCGCGT